GCGCCGAACCGTGCACGGCGGTTCGGCGCCCTTCTTTTTCGGAGCCACGAATGGCCGACACCGAGATCACAGTGGCGTCGTTCCAGACGGCGATCGCGGAATGCGCGGATGCGATTGGCGACGCGGACTGGACGACGGCGTGGACAAAGCTGGCGAAGGCGGAGGCGATCTTCCACGGGCTCGAACAGCAACTCGGCAAGGGCGACGAACACTTGCGGCGCCGGGAGAACCTGAAGGGGCTCCGGGAAACGCTGGAGATGGCGGAGGCGAAGGTAACGCGGGGGTCGGACACGAAGCGGCTTATCACGACGAAGATGGCGTATTGACATGGGACTTCGTACACAGGCGCGAAAGGCGTGGGACGGCGCGGTGGACGCGGCGTTGCTGGCGGTGAGCCCGCAGCGTGCTCAGGTGCGCCGGCATTTCCGCCGTATGGATGCTGACGCGGACTACCGGGAATCCGTGTTGCTCGCGTTGCGGGTGCGGGGCTACCGGGCGGCACACGAGTCCGGTTCGAAGACGCCATGGGCGAACGCAGTCCGGTCGGCCGACGGGGAGATCTTGGGGGACCTGGTCCGGTTACGGAACCGGTCGCGAGAACTGAACCGGGATGACTCGATCGGGTCGGGAATCACCAACACGTTCGTCAACAACGTGATCGGAACGGGGATGCGGCCGCAGGCGCGGACGGGGGACCCGAAGAAGAACGAGCGCCTCGAGGCGGTGTGGAAGGAGCGCGAGGACGAACTGTCGCCGGTGGACGTGTTGTCGCACGGCGAGGCGCAGCGTCTCCTGTTTCGGAAGGTGCTCGAAGACGGGGACGTGTTGCGCAAGGCGGTGTATGGCCGCGACGAGCCGGTGTGGTTCGAGACGATCGAGGCGGATCGGTTGGCGACGCCGCAGACGAAGGCGGGCCGCGACGGCAGTTTCCGGGACGGGGTGGAGCGGGGCCGGGACGGCCGGCCGGTACGGTATTGGATTGTGAAGGCACACCCGGGGGATGGGATCGCGGCGGTGGGTGCGAGCGAGCAGGACTTCCTGCCCATAGAGCCAGAGTTCGTTCGCCACCTCAAGGTGACGGAGCGTCCAGGACAGTCGCGCGGCGTGCCACTGTTCCACGCGATCCTGCAGGATGTTCGCGACCTCGACCTACTGATTCTGGCGAGCCTGAAGCGCACACAGATCGCGGCGTGTTTGGCCGCGTTCATCACATCGCCGCAGGGCGCGGCGGACGTCCTCGAGGCGACGGCGACGAAATATGGGTACAAGATGGACCAGGCGCTCGAGCCGGGGATGATGTTCAAGCTGTACCCAGAGGAAACGGTCGAAACGCTGGTTCCCAACTTTCCAACGCCGGAGCTCGTGCCGTTCGTCATTCTGCTGGCGCGTCGTATCGGGGCGGCGCTAGGCATCTCGTGGCAGATCGTGCTGAAGGACTTCTCTGACTCGACGTATTCGAGCGCGCGGTCGGACCTGCTGGAGGCGCGGCGGACCTTCGAGGTCTACCAGCAATGGTTCATCAAGAAGTGCCTCGCGTGGGAATGGCGCGTGGTGTTGGAGGAGGCGCGGCTGCGGGGGGACGTTCGGCTGAACGATGTGTCGGACGAGGAACTGGGGGCGGTTCAGTGGACGCCGAACGGGTGGCAGTGGGTTGACCCGCTGAAGGAAGCGCAGGCGGTCGAGATCGAGCTCGACATCGGAACGACGACGTTGCGGGACGTGGCGGCCTCGAAAGGCAGGGACTGGGAGGAACTGCTCGAACAGCGGCTTCGTGAGGAGGCACGGGAGGCGGAGCTGCGCAAGGATCTGAAACTGCCAGCGCGGACGCCGAGGCGCGTGCCGGTGGCGCCGGAGGCCGAGGAAACCAAGCCGAAACGCATGAGGTTGCTGGGACATGAAGCCTGAGACGACAAACCAGTGCGAGCGGGCGTTGCTCGACGAGGTCGAAGTCCGCGAAATTGACGAGGACGCGCGCAAGGCGACGTTCGTGGCGGCGACAGAAAACGGGGTGGACACGGCGCTTGGGCGCGAGTACCTGCGGATGCCGGGGATCAAGTTGCAGCGGTACCGGAAGAACCCGGTCGTGCTGGATGCACACAACCGATGGACGGCCGGTGCGGTGATCGGAAAGGCGGCGGTGAAGGTGAAGGGGCGGGAGTTGATGGCGGAGATCACGTTCGCGACGACGCGGCGCGCGGACGAGGTCTGGCAGCTCGTCGTGGGGGGGTTTCTGAAGGCGCTTTCGGTGGGGTTCATTCCGGACCGGAGCAAGGTGCTGGATCTTGGCGAAGGCGAGACAGATGGCGAAGGGGCGACGCTGATCCAGGGTCCGGCGCGCGTCGTGAAATCGTGGGTGTTGTTTGAGCTTTCCGTCGTGCCCGTGCCGGCGGATGCTGATGCGCTTCGGCGCAGCTTCTTGCACGGGGATGATGCCGGGCTGTTGTCTGCGATGCATAGCCTGGTGAACGGTCTTCAGCGGCTGGAGGCTGGAGTAAAACGAGAGAAGGAGACGGACATGGCAGAGCAGAACGAGCAAGGCAAGGAGGAGGCCCGAGCCGCTGAGGCCCCGGCCAAGACCACACCGCAGGCGCCTGTGGGGACTCAAGAAGAGGAGACGACGCGGGCGATCGAGGCGACGGCGCGGCAGATCCGGGCGATTGCGCCTCGCGGCATGGAGACGTTCGCCGACGGCTTGGTGACCGAGGGCGTGGACGTGCCGACGGCCCGGGCGCGGATCCGGGAGGAGCTGGCGAAGCGCAGTCAGCCGGCCGGCACGCAGGAACCCGAGCAACCCACGAAGGACGACAAGCCGAAACTGCAGGTGAAGGACGTGTCGGACAGCGCGTTCGCGCGGGCCCTTTGCGGGTAACAACCGGCCTGCAGGTGCGGGCAGGGACAGAGAGAGGAGACAGAGGACATGGCAACGAACAAGGCACGTTGGGTGCGAAACCTGCAGGGCGCGTCCGAGCCGTTGGTCATGCGCGGCAAGTTTGGCGCGGGCGCGACGCAGGCGATCAAGCGGGGTGAAATCCTCGAGCTGACGGGCAACACGAACACGGAGTGGGTGCCTGTGGACTCCGACTTCGCGATGGACAGCAACGTCGCCGTCGCGAACGAAGAGATCAAGTCGGGCGACCGGGCCGGGTACTACGAGATCATCGTGCCGCGCGAGGGCGACGTGTTCGAATTTGACATCGCGTCGGCAGCGGCCACGGCGGTGGGTGCGGCGCTGTACTACAGCGACTCCGAGACGCTGGCGGCGTCGGGCACGAACATCGTCGGGTACGCGGTCGGTCAGGAGCACTACCCGGACAAGCAAGGCCACCTGGCGGACGACGCCAGCGGCGACGCTGGGACGACGATCCGCAGCATCAGCGTGGTGCGGATGGTGTTCCGGGCGGCCGTCAGCTACTGGTCGGCCTTCCAGGTGTAGGAAGCGGGCCTCGGCCTCAACAGAAGGAGACTGACGAATGGCAGCGAAACAGACGAGAAAGAAGCCCGCGATTCGACCGGAGATCACCGTGGGTGGAGTCGGCATGGACATCGACGCCTTGCGCGATCTGGCTCGGAATGAGCCGGAGGCGTTCATGCTGAAAGCGCAGGACCTCGTGGACAGCGGGGAATTGACCTGGGACCGTGTGCGAAACCTGGGCCGGCTGTTCCACGCCTTAGCGGACGTGCAGGTTCCGACGCGGTTTGACTTCGCGGGCCAGGAGCGGGCCGTCATGGCGAGCGCGTTCCCGCTGTTGGCGGGGAGCATGACGATCGCCGGCGTGAACGCGGCCTATGAGGCCGTGCCGACGATCGGACAGGAACTCGTCACGGACGTCGAGGACAACAAGCGGGTCAGCATCTACGCCGCGATCACGTCCGAAGACACGACCGTGGACCAGGTGGCCGAAGGCGATGACTTCCCGGAGATCGGCGCGGGCCAAGAGAAGTACGAGGTCCGTTCGAAGCGGAACGGCCGTCGGCTGTCGATCACGGCCGAGACCATCGAGGAGAACGACCTGGCGGGCCTGGTGGACCGCGTGAACGCGCTCGGCGAGATCTCGGGTGAGTTCGTCGAGGAGCAGACGCTTCGGCGTGCGTGCGACATTGACGGGTCGGCGACGTCGCCGGCGGAGCCGTACGTGTTGCGCCCGGACGGGAGCGGCACGTCGCTGTACGTGACGGCCAACACGACCCTGACGCGGCTCGGATCGAGCGGCAACCGGAAGACGAACAACGCGCTGGCGGACCAGAGCGACCTGGAGAACGCGCGGCAGTTGCTCACGGCGATGACGAACAGCCGTGGCAAGCGCGTCTTCATCCCGATCAGCCAGTGTTCACTAGTCGTGCCGGACGCGCTGGCGCCGACGGCGATGAAGATCCTGAACAGCGAGTTGGTGCCGGGTTCGGAGAACGAGTATGCGCCGTGGGGTCCCCGGGGCAACTACCGGCCGCGGCTGTTGAGTTCGCCGAAGCTCGACGACCTGTCGACCACGGTGTGGTACCTCGGCTGGTTCCAGAAGCAGTTCGTGCGCAAGTGGAAGTTGCGTTTCGAATACCTAACGCTGGCCGGCGACACCGAGAGCTTCCTGCGGGCGCGGATCGCCTTCCAGGCGCGGATCGCGTGGGACGTGGAGATCGGCGCGCGCGACTACGTGTACGTGATCCAGAACCTGAGCGGCACGACGGCCCCGTAACGCTGTCGCGGTGAATATCAGGCGGGTGGGGTTCGCCACAGGGCCCCACCCGATTTCACCATAGGAGGTGTGCGATGAAGCACCTGTTTTCGCGTGCCGAGCGGCTGGCGACGGCGTTCTCAATAGCCGTTGGACGACTGTCCCTGCTGGTGCACAAACGGCCGGCGGTTCATGAGTGAGTTTGACACTCAGTACGGCGCCGTCGCTGATCAGCTAACCGACGTCATGGGCGAGACGGTGTCGTACACGCCGGCGGGCGGCGACGCGACGGATATCACGGGCATGTTCTCGGAGGACGAGGACGCGCTCGATTATGGCGATGACGAGAAGGCCGCGGTCCGGCGCGGGACCTTGACGATCTACGCGGACGCGGACAACGGGATCGTGAGTCCGGCGGAGGGCGACGCAGTGTCGATTCGCGGCGAGACGTGGTACGTGGACGGGAAACCGTCAACAACGACGTTTCACCGGCTGTCGGTGATTCTGTACGAGCGCCAGGAGGTTAGCGGCGGCATGAAGCGGGTGATTCGCAGATGAGCGTCACGTTGACAGCCCCCTTCGGTGACGTGCTCGAAAACGGCAAGACGATGCTGTCCAACGTCGATGCCTTCCAGACGTGGGTTGGGGCGGTCAACGCAGCGGCAGCGCTGGCCTCGATCCATCTCATATCGTCCGACTCGTGGTCGCGGCCGTTTGTGGAGCTGTGGCTGGAAGGGGCGAAGCTCACGTGCGACGGGATCGGATCGGGCAACGAGTTTCATCCGCACGTGGGCGGCCAGCTCATTCTGCATTTCGAGGGGGACGTTGACACGGACTACGCCGACGATTTGGAGAACATGGTCAAGTCGTTCATGGACGACGTGCTTGGAATCATCAGTGGACTTGCGGACCTGGCTGGAACCGAAACCTATTTGGTCGCCCAGTTTGGCGGCGGGTTTGCGCCTGTGGACCCCGAACCCGAACTGGCCGGGCCGCTGTCTGGCGAAGGCCAAGCCTACTGGCGATGGGACTGGGCCCTGGACCTGTCGGACGGATCGGCCTGAGAGGAGACTGAGTCATGCCTGGAATATCGACCGTGCACGCATTGGCCGCTATGGATATCGACGGAACGGTCGTGGGCGGCATCACGCGGCAGAGTGTACGTCTTGGGACGGAGTTCTTCCAGAATCCGACCTCGGGCGAGCCTGAGCCTCGCACCGCTGGGGTTCGCCGCCAGACGCCGGGCGGGTCTATCGCCACCAAGAGCGTGGCGGCCGGTATCGCGGCGGTAGCGGCCACGTCCCCGTACAGCATCGCCATTGAAGACATCGCCGCCGGGCTCAAGCTTTACGCCCAGGCGCTGGCTTCGGGCGGGGCGCGTCGGGGGGCGCTGAGCCACCGACTCTACACCATCACGGAAGGGGTCCTGGGGCTTCAGGGCATCTCTGTGGCGGACGGTGGCGACGCGGAGCTCATGATGGAGCTCCTGGCGGTCTACGACGGATCGAACGACCCCGTCCAGATTACGGACAACCAGTCGTTGCCGTCGGGCGTGACGGATTCGGAACGCTTCGCCCTTGGCCCCATCACCCTGGGGGACGTCACGATTGACCAAGCGCTGGGGGTGGATGTCAACTTCGGCCTGACGTTGCGGGCGCTGTTCGCCGATGGCGAGACCTTGCCCCGGTTCAGCTTCGTGCAGTCCGTGGTGTCGTCCATGACGATTCGCGGGATCAACCTGGCATGGCTGGGCGATTCGGCCATTCCGTTTGAGGGCAAGGTCCTGACGCATGCGAACTCGACGGTGTACTTGCGCAAGCGCGCCGAGACGGGGTTCGTTGCGGACGGAACTGAGGAGCACATTAGCATGACGGTGGCGGGCGTCGCGGCCATTCAAGACGGCATGGACGCCGCCGGCCTGGAACCGGGGACGTGCAACATCGAAGCCCGGGCTATCGGGTCGGATAGCAACGACCCTCTTGTCATCGACACGACTGCGGCGATTACGTAGCCGCGCCAAGTTGAAAGGGATCGTGTGTGAGCGGCTTCCTCTACTACGTCAGCGGGGCGAACGACAAGCCTGACAAGCAGGCTGTCGCGGCGCTCGGTCTCGGCTACGCCCTGGGCGACGGCTGTATCCACCGGGGGACGCCTCGAGGCCCTGACGGGAACGCGGGCGTGGTGGTGGCGGCCAAGGGCGCCATGGCGTCTGAAGACGTGGGCTACTGGCCGGACCGGCAGGCGTGGCGAGTGCGGCCCGGACAGCAGGAGCCGGAGACGGTCTGGATCGGCCACTACTCGGGGGACATGCGGCCGCGGCCGGCGGACCTTGCCCGCCCGGACGGTCTCCCGGGGCACACGGTGATCTTGGGGGATGGGGAGCGCTGGCAGGCCCCAATGGCGCGCGCGGTGGACCTGGCGGGTGATACGCTGGAACCGCGCATAGCGGTCCCGCGGTCTTTCGATGTTGATTGCGAAGGGGCCCTGGTCTACGGCGAGGTGCGGGAGCGCTACCGGCCATTGTGGGAGATTGCGTGTCGTTGGTGGGACGTAAAGATGGGGGCGGCTACCCAAGACGGCGAAGACACGATGACTATCGAAGATGCCGTGCACGCGGCGACGGTGGCGCTCCAGGTCAACTACCGGGCCGGTCTCATCGAGCTTGCGATGCTTCAGGCGCTCGACGAGGGGGTGGTCCAGCGCGTGTTGGACGCCGCGATTGACTGGCCTGCCGTTGAGGCATTCCTGGAAAAAAAAACGGGCGAGACTCCAGCAGGGGACTGATGAGCAAGGCGTGGAGACGCGGACTGATGCCGGGCTACGTTCCGACGCTGGCGGACCTGTGGATACTGGCGCGCGGTGACGGTCATGGTCCTGTTTGAGATCACTCGACCCAAGAAGGTGAAGGCGTCTGTCTTCAACTGGCTCGTCAAGGGGGCGTGGGCGCTCACAGGCGCGACCTGGCACCGGGACTACTCGGCGAAGCACTTTACGGCCGAGGGCGCCCGCGAGTACCGCTACCAGAGACGAACTCGGAAGTACGAGGATCGCAAGCAGCGCTTGAAGGGGCACAAGGACCCGCTGGTGTTTTCAGGCCGGTCTCGGCGGCTGGCGCGGCTTGCCGACGTGCGGGCAACGCCGAAGGGTGTGCGCGTTGTACTGCACGCGCGACAACTGAACCGCAGGCGTCATATGCGGCGGGAGATGACCTACATTTCCCATAGAGAGAAACAAGCGCTTGTGAAGGCGCTGCGCGGCTGGATTACTGAAGGCTTGCGCAAACTGTGGGCCACCAAGGAAACGAAGCAGATCGCATGAGGGCGACGTGAGCGAAGAACTCGCAGTCAAGATGACGGGCAACGAACGCGAGTTGCTCAAGTCGCTTCAGCGGGCCGAGCGGCGAATCGACGGTCTGGAACGGAAGCTCAAACAGACCGCCGGCGCCAGTCGAGAAGCTGGGCGTGCCACCGATGATGCCTTCGGTTCTAAGGCTGCCGGGATGGTTCGCAACTTAGCGACGGGGCTCATGGGGGCTGGCGGTCTCTATGCGGGCTTCCGGGCTATCCGGGCGGAGCTCGAGCAGATCGCGCAACTACAGGACCGCGCGTTCCAGACCCACACGACGTTGGCCAGCGCCCAGCAGGATGTGATCCGAAACCTCCAGGGTGTGCCCGAGGACCAGGCCAAGCAGTTCCTTGCTGACGTTCGTGGCGTGGCGGCGGACACGAGGGTCAAAGAGAAACACCTGCTAGCGGGCGCTGCCTCGGCCCTTTCAGCGTCGGGGCAGGATCTGCCCGCTTCACTCAAGGCGGTGACCCAAGCGGCGCGCTTCCTGCCGGACAAGCCGGGCGATATTGGGCTGCTGGCCGGGTCGTTGCTCGACATGGCGAAGATCACCGGCACGACGGACGCCGCCGTGAATCAAGGCTACCTATCGGCCATCGCGGCGCAGTCCCGGTTGGTAGACCCCGCCGCCCAGGCCCGGAACATTCCTCCGGCCCTGATTGGCATGCGCCAGTTTGGCGCGACCAGCCGCGAGGCGGCGGCGGCGTTCGCCACTCAGACGGTTCAGGCCGGCGATATCAAGGGGGAAATGTCCGGTACGGCCGTGATCTCCATGGCCGAGCAGCTCGAAGAGTTCTTTGTCCAGGACAAGAAAGTCCAGCGGCTGAACCGCCGGTTTGGCATCGATCCGATGGCGCTCACGATGGGCCAGCGAATCGAGGGGTTGTGGGCTAATCCCGAGATGGCCGCGCGATTCATGGAGGGGGCGTCGTTCGAGAAGAAAGCCCTTGGGCCTATTCGGTCGTTGCTGACGCAGCCGGGCGGCGAAGCTGCCGAGGCCTACCGTCGCACCTTGGGTGCGATTCCCGAACCCGAGGCGGCCCGGGGTCTGGCGCTGGATGCCGTGGCGCGGCGATACCTGAGCCCATATGAGCCGGCCGCCGAGGTAGGGCGTATCTTCGGGGTCGCATCTGAACAGTTGCTCGCTGGCAACCAGCCGGCAGCTATCGGTGGCGCGGTCCGTCAGGGCCTAGTCCCTGCACTGCGTGACGCTGGTGCGACGCGAACCGCCGAGCGCATTGCTGGACTCGAATTCGAGGCGCGTTCGTTGGTGGGCACTCGCGGGGCTGTTGGTGCGGCACAGACTATCCTGGGGCAGGAGATCGAAACGCGGCTCGCCACGACACGTGAAGTGGACCACTTCCTGGGCGGACCAGCCGGACCCATACCAGCCAGAACCACAACGGTGCCACGCGCGCCGACCGATGAAGACCGACGAATAGCAGATGTCTTCCAACAAATGGTCGACAACCTTCAAGAGGTCAAGGACATCCTCGACGATACCCGGTTGAGCACGAAAGAGATGGCGCGCCAGGGCGGCGCGCGCCAAGTGACCAAGCCAACCACGCACACGGTGGACAGGGATTGATGACGTGGCGGCGTACGAGATAGGCGGCCTTCAGTTCCGCGTGTTTCTTCACGGCTTCGTGCCGCTGGCCGGCGGCATGCTGGAGCCCTTCACGCGCCCAGGGTGCGACGGCATCGGCTACCACGATCGCGGAATACATGGGGAGACGCGGCCGCTTGTGGCGCTCGCTGCATTCTCAAGTGTCGGAAGCCGGACCACGGGCGTGAACCAAGCCATGAGCCTTCAGGGGGCCATCGTTTCCATTACGGACGGAAGCGAAGTCACTACCAACCACATCGCCGTCTTGCGCGTTCGGTGCACGCCATACGACGTCCGTCTGGATTCTGCCGGCGAACTCTACCACCTGGTCTGCGAGTTCGTGTTGCAGCAGTCGAGCACGTAGAGACGGGTTGCGCTTGTCAACATCAGGAGCGGCGGACGAATGGCCGAGGTCTCGGGACTGACAGCGACATGGCTACCGGGCGGGCTGTCCTGGCGTCTGAGTTGGTCCGGTAGCGGCACGTTCTACGTGTACGTGGACGGGTTCCTCTACACCACGACGACGCGGACCTGGTACGACGTGCCCGTGCCGGCCGGGGCCGTGCTGGCCGTTCAGGTGTTCGACAGCTCGAGCGACACGCCGGACGACGTGCACCCGTGCCAGTTTGTCTTCTTCTGGGAGCGGTCGCCGGACGCCGTGCACTACCGGATTGAGCGATACGTGGACGCGGCCTGGTCTGTCGTGCACCGGGTCCACGAGCGGGGCCAGTGGATCTACAACTACCGCACGGCCGTCCTCGAGGACGAGACCGAGCATCAGTACCGCATTGTCCCGGTGGGCTCAGACGGCCGCGAAGGCACGGCCAAGACCTTCACGATCAAGATGGTGCGGCGGCCGGACCGGCCCACACAGACGATCACGTACGACTCGGGAACAGGAATGCTGAGCGTTGAGTGACGCCCACGCAGACAAAGCGAGCCTCGTGGCCTACCACACGGGTGCGGCCATCGCGGACGGCTGGCAGCCCGACGTGGCGGACTGTCTCGGCGGGCAGAAGTCCAGCACGCTGGCCAAGGGCCTGGAGTGGCTGCGCTACAGCCCGATCAACGGACTCCGCCTGACGCATGTCGAGGGCTTCATGGGCGAGGGCAGCCTGACGCTCGATGCGCCCACGGTGGACACGGTGCGGTTCATGCCGCCGGGCCAGACCACCTACAGCGAGTCCGTCGAGGTCCCGTACGGCGAGGAACGGGTGGTTCCGTGGCAGTCGGGCGGCGGCGCGTGGAACCGGGCCATCCGGGTCAAGCGCGTACTCGACGTCAACCTGGTCGGTTCCGAGACCGTCCACTTGCGCGACACCTTCAACACCGTGGCGGCCGGCGAGGACTTCGTCGACGAGAGCACCGGCTACACCTACGCTGCTGTGGCGCTCTACAACGGTGGGTCGGCGCAACTGACGGGCCTCTCGCTGCTGATACCTGACCAGGACGGCATGCGGGACTGGCTCCGGTTCTCGACGGAGACGCCGTCGGGAGGCGTGATCCAGACCATCGCCGACCAGTTCACGGCCCCGACGGGGGCGAGTTGGCAATACTGGCAAACGGGTCTGACGCTGAACGCCGGCGACTGGCTCGGGCTGTGGATCCGTCGCGAGTACGACGCCAACGTGAGCGCGCGCAAGCCGGTCTGGATCCAAGCCTACTACACGAGCGGGGCGGCCGGCAGCCTGCACGCTGACCTGCGGGGCCTGGCGCGGCGCGGCAAGGTGAGCCACCGCGAGTTTCAGTTGTTCGTCGGCCAGGACGCGGAACCCGACTTCGACAGTGCGCCCGAGGATACGGCGGCGACGCTCGAGGAACTGGCGGCCGGGCCGTTGGCGGTGAGCCACGAGTACTACGTCGAGGCGCTGTACCGGAACGCCTTCGGGCTGGTGGCGGCGCCACAGGAGACGACGCGCTTCATTATCGACGCGGACGGCGACGTCGTGACGAACCCGCCGTCGGGGCCGTCCGACGTGACGCTGGTAGCGCAGAGCGACGGGACCGTGCTGGTAAACGCGCGGTATGCGAAGGGCCTGGACGCGACGGCCGTACAGGCGAACAAGTGGGCGATCTTCCTGACAGACGACGGCACGGACCCGGACCCCGACGTGGACGTGCCGGAAACCGAGGACATGGCCGACAACGGCATCCTCGAGTACACGACGGACGCGTACCTCGACGAGACGCCGGTCAAGTGCATCGTCCGAACGCGACGCGACGACGGGGTGAACCCGGTCTCAGACAGTGAGAACACCACCATCTACAGCACCACGGCCACCTACTGGTGGGCCAACATGCCCCGGCCTCATCTGGCCATTGGCCGGGCCGCAGGGGTTTACGCTCCTGTCACTGAGGTCGTGACGCCGGTCCAGATCGATGAGGCCAAGGGGATCTACTGGGAGAACACCGGGCACAGCGTCGCGCTCTACGTCAACAGCGTGCTCGCCTGGACGCTCTACGAGACCTACTGGAAGCCGGAGTTCAACCTCGACCATGGCACGGTCTCGGGCGCCGGGACCGGCACGGCGGAGGTCGGCACCTGGGACGTCGGCGCGAAGGAGCTGTTCTTCAACGTCAACGGGACGCGGCAGCTCAAGGTGGACGCCGTGGCCCAGACAATCACGTTAAACGGCATGGACGACGTCGAGGCCGTGCACGAGCGCAGCGCGGAGACGCCCGTGTGGGGCTGCTACGCGGACACGTGCTTCCAGTTCTATCACGCGCCCACAGGGGTGTGGTCAACCAAGATGAGTTTGAATTCGAGTGGCACGTTGGTGCTGGGCGTCAACGTGGACACGGCATGACGGCGATGCTACGGCGATGCTACGGCGATGCTACGGCGATGCTACGTGGCACAGTGGAGATTGTGTAATGCGCTGGCGATTCGGTAGTTACAGCGGTACTACGCATGACGCTACGGGGCGCTACCGTAGCCTACATTCGGTGAGAGAGGTACGAGACATGAGACACGCAGTGACATTTCTGACAGTGGCGCTTCTGGCGTTGCCGGCGGCGGGCTGGTGGCGGCTGGGCGATAACAACGAGATGCGATTTGGCGATGACGCGGACTGGCGCATGGTGTTTGACGGCTCGGACCTGCTCCTGACGGACGGGACCAACACGCTGGCGACGTTCACGGACCAGGGCGCGTATGCGCAGCTCGACTGGTCGGACGTGATCACCGTCGGCAAAGGCAACTCGTCGGGCTATCAGAAGCTGAAGTGCTACCGCGACCAGGCGACGGTGGACTTCGGGTGTGGTGCGGCCAGCTTCCTGAAGAACGACAACGACGAGTGGATCGGATATGGCGACTTCATCTTCGCCATCGAGGACCCGGCGGACGGCGCCGAGGACGGGTACTTGACGATCGGCCTGTACCTGAACGGCTCACTCCCGGCTGTGGCGAACCGGCAGTTCAAGGTCTACTCGGACGGCGACGGCTACTTCCAGGGCGACGTGTACGCCAACGGCTCGACGCTGGTGGGCTCCTTCGACGCGGACGCCGACTCCGGGACAGCCGAGACGGTTGCGAGCGGGGACACCCTGACGCTTGCGGGCGGCACGGGGATCGCCACGAGCGTGGCGGCTACCGACACCGTGACGGTGGCGCTGTCTCACCTGGGCATCGAGAGCCTGTCGGACCCCGGGGCGGACCGGATCCTGTTCTGGGACGACGTGGGCGCCGGGGCCGTGACGTGGCTCGTGCCGAACCAGTTGATCTCGATCTCGGGCACGAACCTCGACGTGGACAACGACCTCCACAACTACGATTGGACTAGTGTGGTGGACGCCGACGTGCCGGACGCGATCACAGTGACGGGCTACATGGAAGACACGGACGTGGACACGTTCATCGAGCTGCAAGCCTGGGTTGTGGGCAACACACTGGTGAATGCCGAGGGCAACTTCACGCTGAGCGGCAACTGGGTCAACACCGCGAACCCGTGGGCTGATAACGAAGTATCGGACACGCTGACGGTGGGGGCGGCGGGTTCGGTGGACGACGCGGCCATCCCGGCCGGTGTGACCCGCGACACCGAGTGGGACACGCGCGACGAAGTCGAGGCCGTATGGGCCGGCACCACGACCGTCTGGTGCGACGACAACGACGGCGCGGCCAGCACGCTCGACGCCGACACCCTGGACGGATCCGAGGGCAGCGCGTACGGCAAGCTGGCCGCCGCCGAGACTATCGCGGGCAACTGGGTCAACACCGCCAATCCCTGGGCCGACAACGAGGTCGCGGACACCTTGACGGTCGGCGCCGCCGGGAGCGTGGACGACGGCGCGCTGTCGGCGAACGTGGCGCACCTGAATGCGTCCGAGAACGTGTCGGGCACCTGGGAATGGCAGGACGACGTGGCACAGGTTTTCGGCGCCGACGCCGACTTCGAAGTCGAGTTCGTCAGTGCCAGCAGCGCGCTCCGCTTCACTACGCCGGACGGTAGCTGGTTTCAACTCGTGGACCACACGCTCCCGGGCGTCGGCGAGATTCCGATCTGGAAGGGTTACAGCAACGACGCGGCGGC